TCGAAGCAACCGACTTCCGCCAGTTGGTTTCGAAGCGATACTGCTGAGATCACCCCACTAGCGTCAGCAATCGTGGTCGGAAGCATACGGCGAACACGGACGATAGAAACGTCCCTGCCGTCGTAATACTCCTTCCCGCAGGACTCTCTGAACTTGCCAGTCCAGAAAGACTTGCTCAGACCGACTCGAGCACCGAAATGTTCGAGCGTCTGAACGATTGTACGCACCTGTCTGATGGGGACGATCAAATCGTCACCATAGACACGCACCGACCCAGAAAGAGATTTAATATCCTTTCTGGTAAGTGACGTGTTGAGCGCTCTTTGAATCCCCAAGAAGATAATGGTCGTAAAGACCATTGCTTCAACCGGGAAACAGAGTGCTGAACCCATCGACGCATACTTGGCTAGGCGTATAACGCCATGACCAGGTACGTCAGCCCGCCTAGAACGACAAGCATCAACGGCCTCAAGCAAATGAGGCCACCGATGCAGCATCGCTCTGACGAGCTGATTGGAGACACGATCAGAGGCTTCGCTCAGATCGAGCGTAGCTGTCTGACCATCAATTGAGCCACGATGAGCCATTCTCTGATTAGGAGATTGGTCATCGAACCCAATCATCTTCCTAAGGAGTTCATCCCTTGAGAAGTGATCAAGAAAACACCGCAATATTGCCTGCTGTACGTATTGCATACATGCAGGTTCTATTGCGATAATTCTTGGTGTCTTCATCGTTTTAGGCACTGAGACTACCCTTACGGGCGTTTCAGCATCGGGTTCGGAGAAGGACTCCTTCTTCAGTTCCCCAATAAAATTGAGGTTCGGAAGGAGGAACTCATGAGAGGGAAAGCACCTCTCGAGTCGAGTGGTCCAGGACCGCAGATTGTACTTACCATTACTGGTAAGACGATCAGCGGTAGCTCCTGGGCCATGCTTGGGCAGGAGAGTCCCGTAGTGGATATCACTATCCATTTTCGAGAAAATCCTACCGAAAAGCAAATTCGACATGCGACTGAACTCGTCAAGATCGCTTTCGACAAGTTCAGAGTCGAATTCTCGGACTTCTCGCTCACACTTGATAAAACCGTCCATCGCTTCCTTGACCCGTGTATCGCTACAGGGGACAAGGATCTTCCCGAAAGTCAACGTTAGCTGACGAATCGCGAAGATTGCATCGATAGACGGATTATCAAGCAACACGCCAGATACAGGGTCGAATACGCGACCGAAGAAACCCTGAAGAAATTCAGGGAGACTTCTCCCTCGTCGATAGTAAAACGAGGGATGGAATGTCGCGTGACCTTGATCGAGCCAGTTTTGGCTGGCTTTCCCAAGGTCAGGCAGGGTTATCGTTAAAAACGATAACCCCTCGCATTCGACTCTCCTCTTGACCGTTTTCTTGTCAAGAGTGGCGCTGGTGCAGCAGGCAATGGCTAAATCATCAGCCATTGCCGACCAGAGTGACATCAGGCTTTTCATAGACCCTCCTTTAATAGAGGTAATCTATCCTTAGCCTAATGGATCTCTATCCTCAGACTAGAGATGCATAATCTCTAGACCTACCCCAGCCTAGGGGTAGTCTTCTAAGAGGATAACCACGAGATGCCTTGGTATTCCAAGACAGACTCGAGCGGTTAAGTGAAGTGCAGGGCTCCGACAACGTCGAAGACCTCATTCACAACAACAATTAGAGCCTGAACAAGAACTAAAGAAGCAAGAGCGAGAGCCTTACGGTTCCCAATCTTACTCTTAGGCTTGACAGGCCTAGTTGCTGCCGCGAGAGCCTCTTGGTATACAGACCCCTTTCGTTCAATAGACCGAAAGTCCGGATTAGTAACCGGACCAGAGGAATATTGTTCGATAGAGAAACGTATACCAAGTCCCCTACGATTCACCACCAAGAAGCTTGGTGATGACCGCATCCGAGCTAGCAGTGAACCAGGTCTTAAAGCCCTGGTAAATCTGCAATAGCTCCGTGGCCGTATAGCCCGCGACTGGAGCGTCGAAGACGAGGTAGCAAGAGCTACCCACCTTCACGTTCTCAGCCGGGACAAACGGATCCGCGGTGATTTTGGAATGGTCGATCCTGAGCAGATGTCGATTACGCTTCGCATAAGTATGCGAAGCCTTTACGACAATCAGCCCATCTGACGTTTGATACGTCGTGTCGTCTCCTTCCACCGATGTTTTCGGTAGGGTGTACGGCACGGCGTTAATCGTCAGTGCGATTGGATCGGTAAATGCCATTAGGCATCACTCCTAGGACTCGGTTTGCACCGAGCCCTTGTGGCTCAGCACGGGACAACCATCTCAGCTGAATCGGGTTAAACCCAATGCAGCAGTGATGGCGAGTTGGCGTGGAGTGAAACCACTCCAATCCAGCCCGAAACCAAATGGTGAAGCTCTCACGCGTCTCTTCGTCTCGTAGAAGAGGTGAACGGGAGAGACAACGTAGTCGCCCTTGTAACTATGGGCACCATCGTTGTAGTAGGAACGTGTGGTAACTTTATGTTCCATCACGTAACCATACTGAATCACCAACCCGTCGACTGCCATGTCAGATGTATTGGAGATACAATCTCCAATATTTGACACCCAGTCGAGAGCCCACGTCCACGGGGTAGCGTTCCAGACGACCTCCGGAGTGAGTTCAATCCCTAAAAGGGGACCAGCCTTAGCGGCTGCATCCACAAGACCGAACCGGCTTCCCCAGCCGGCAGGTAAGTGGTATGTGAACGCTCCGGAGAACCACGTACGTTTATACGTACGGTCGCACTGGAAAACGTGACCCGTAGGAGTAGAGGCATCAACGATACAGGTGTTATCGGGATCCGTTCTAGGAAAGAACGGTCTCCCGGTACCCTTGTTCGTCCATACCTCACTCGTCTCAACGGGAAGATCAAACCGCCGTCTTACCTGCTTGTGCGAGTTACGCTCATAAGATTTAATAATCTCATGAGCATTAGCGGCAGCGTAGCTTGCGCCACGTATGTCGCTCACAAGCGGTACCCAACCGAACTCTTGGTTAAGATATTCCGAACCAGCCGCTCTGGCAAGGTTCGTTCTATCCTTCCAAGAAGACACTCCCCATAAGTGGGGAAGGCCTTCCGTCTTGGTTTCCACCAAGTCGGTAGCAAGGTTGGCGACGTTATTCGTAGGCTTAACCAACGAGATAAGGGAAGCTCCCGCAGTGACCAGGTTAGTAGTACCTGGCAGTGACGGGAACACCCAACTCGATGGCGCCCACGGATAAACGGCACCACGATAATCGTAGTGCCGCATGATGCTCGGAAAAGTGGGATCAAGATGATCGCCATAGATGTGACCCTGCGAATGATCGCAGACCACACCTTGACGTGTCAACTCGAAC